GTTGTAGGTGTGTCAAGTGCAACATATGAAGTTACACCTGTCTCACCTTGAATTTTACCACCAGCGTCATTTTGAGCACTATTTGTGCCATCCAAGAGGATATTATCGCCAGCATCTGTTCCAGCACCGTCTGAACCACCATCTTCCATTACGATAAATGTGTCTTGACCATCAAAATCTGTGCCCCAATTGCTACCGGCAGTGTTATGATCCATCCAGTAAATATAACTTGAAGACCTAAAGATTTTATCAGCGTAGTATGTGCTATCACCTTGTGGTGATTTGCCTGCACTGTTTTTAGAAAGATTTGGGAAAGTTTCTAAAACAGCGTTGGTTCTATTTCCATTTGCTGTGACAGAGAAACCAGATATCTCTCCAAGTTGGTCAAACACAACGATGTGCATTTCATCTTGAGTGCCTCTTTTATTTTCAGTTGCAAAATCTGATGTGCCAGGAGCAGCATCAAACAAGTCGTAAAATCTCCAACGCCGACGAACACTTGCTCCAGATGCAACTTCAGTCTGTAGACCAGCACCAGTAGGATCATCCTTGAGTTTAACTGTAATCGTGCTTTCATCAGTAGATACAGCTGTAACTTGATACTCAAATCCTAGTGTCTCACCAAAGTTAACAATGTCATGAACATTGAAACCAGCAGCCGATGTTAAGTCAATGACAGTGGCACCAATGGACTCTGTTGCAGTTGTTGTTGTTTTAGCAGTTTCCTCGTAAGCAGTTGATGTAGCACAGATGGAAACACCAATACTATTTCCATGTGTTCCCGCTGTTCTTGCGGCCCACTCACCAACTGAAGCTTGACCATCCTTGAAAGCATCTTCATAATGATCATCATCTCTAATGATAAAAGATGTTCCAGATGCAATAGCGTTTGTAACACCAGATTCACAACGAACAACACTCAATTGATCTGAATATTGTAAGAAGTTTGCAGCGGTGAAAAAAGTTTCAAATTGGTTGCTAGTGTTTTGTGGCTCACCAAAAATCTTTACCATTTCTTCCTCACTGCCCACTCGTACAATAGAACCAACTGGACCTTTTTCAAATGCGCCAGCAATACCACCAATTGTTGTTGGAACTGCTGGAACGATACCTGTAAGATCAATTTCTCTTACATGAACGCCGGGAGATACAAGGAAACTCATGTCTATACTCCTATATCAGACTTCAAAACAAACAAACTGAAGTCTATGTTATTTGAGAATATTTATAATAATCAGTTTTCTAAAACACTACTTTTATAAGTGTTATAACTTATAAATAAAATCATGAATGAACACTATGAAAAATACAAAGAGACAATCAAAAAGGTTGCTCGTAGGAATTACCAAAAGAGAATTGTTCTATTGAATGATTTTTTGTCAGAACAATCTTGTATTCATTGTGGAGAAAGTGAAACAATTTGTCTTAAATTTCATCCACATGA